TTAAATTTCTTTTGTACTGCTCTAATAAATTCTATTAACTTAATACCGTTAATACCGAAAGGCATATTTTGAGGTACATTTAAAATTCTATTATCTGCCCCTTGTCTTGCTTGAGTTATTTCTAAACTACAATAATCTCTACCTGAACTTGGATTTAAAGCTACTGTAAAATTAGGAGCAGCTGCAATTCCACCTCCACCAGCTGTTGTATAAGCAACATATTCTATTTTAAAATTAACAGAGCCTGAATTTATTTGAGGAATATTAAGCGGTTGAGCCCATGTAAAGTTTTCAGTTTGTGTACTAGTTCTACCTAATGCAGTTCTTTCGCTAAAATCATTTATGATAGTTAAAACTTGAGCATTTAATTGATTTCCATTATCGTCAAAATAATACAAATACCAAACTGGGTATTGAGATTGAGTATTTGCTCCGTTATTAGTTACGCTATAAGATAGTTGTATATTTGCTGAATATCTACTAGAGCTAATTGGCGCTGTGTATCTTATTGGATTTCCTACTGTAAAAGAGTTATTGCTATCGTATACAATAGAATTTAAAGGAAAGTTAGTAATAGTACTATTTGTTAAAGCATAGTTGTCAGCAGATCCACTAATAGTGGTAACTTTTCCAGTACCTAGAGTTTCTAAATTAGCATAATCATAAATTGGGTATTTGCCTTTTCTATTTAATATTACATAAGTGTCTTCTAAAAATGGTTCATTAAAGAAACTACCAGTATAAGTAAACCCAACTTTTTGGAATATTCCATTCCATATAGCTTTTAATCTCATTGCTGGTTTATAGTCAGCAACTGTTAAAGCGTCTTCGTTGTCATCTATACCAATAAAATCTTGATTAGAGAATTGTAAACGTTTACCATAATCAGCCATAGGGTAAACAATATCTCCATTAAATAACTGACCAGCCCAACTACCAGTAATAGCATCGTAAGAACTAGTGTGGTTATACACTGATAAGTTATCTAGCTCGTCTAAATAAAGTCTATTTGTTTCTACAGAGAAATTACTAATAGCACCAAATATGTTTACTTCGTAAGAGTCTACAAATTTGTTCTCGTATATGTTTACTTTTGTAAGTTGTAAATAACCATTCACTAAATAGATAGATCCAAAATCTAAATAAGCTGCAACCTTTTGGTTAGCATTAAATGTATCTGGATCGTAAACAGAAATATCGTAGTACTCTTCAAAGAAAGCATTGTTCTTCTTTGTACCTGGTAATGTGATTGTTCTTGTAAAAGTACCTGGAACTGCACCAATATCAAATAGCTCAGTAATGTTGTTACTTACTTTAATTGATTCGTCTGCAAACGTGTCTAATATAACATTGTCTCCAGCAACTAATTGGTACCTATATCCTTGTGTAGTAAATAAACTCATATTAGATGATCAATTTGAATGGTTGACCGATATCGAATGTTATTGTATATTGAATCAACTTATCGTTAACTCCTGTCTTAAATTCTAAATTACTAGTTTTAATAGTTAATGGTTTAACTAAGCTATTTGGTTGATCGTACATCCAATACACTTCATCTGTTACCAATAACTGTTTCATAATTTCGTTATAACTCTCTTGTAAATAGTTTGTATTTACTGTAATAGTTTGAGTAGCATCAACGATATATCTTTGTGTAGCAGTCTGAAAAGCATTATAGTTTAACTGAGAACTATTCCAACTACCCAATTGTGGTTGATATACTCTTTGTTCTGTATCGAATGTTTGTGTATTCTTTAGATAGAAGTTTAACCAATCAAATTGTCCATATCTATTCTTCCACATAATTCTAACTGGATTATAGTATTGAGGACATACTACATCGAATCTAAATCTTTGAGGATTATTTGCTGCTGGAAAACCAAGCATAATATCGTATCTCTCTAAACTAGCAGAGTTAGAACCAGTATATTGTGGTAAAGGAAAAGCACTTACTCCTGGTTGACTCTTTTGACCTGGTCCATAAGGAATTCTTCGAACTTGACCTTGAGTAAACAATGATGGACTAAACTGTGCATAAATCGTACTGGTTTCATGACTTGTACCATCTGAATAAGATCCACTGTAAGTTACAGTTATACCAGTTGAAGTACTACCCATAAATCCTCCAAAATAGCCATTGTCACCTAAAACAACAGATTGAGTAGCTGGTCCATCTGTCATAAATGGCCAAAAGTAAGAAGAAGTTGGTGAAGAGTTAATTTGTTCTGGAAATACGCTATATCCATCCATAGCTAATGCTGCAGAAGCTGTAACGTTAGATCCTGAAACAGTTCCTCCGTAATTAAAATTAAATGTTGGTTTAAACCACACTAAAGAACTAGAATCTTGGTAAGCCAAATTATTAAGCGAACTGTTAACAAATCTAGAAACATCAAATAGACCATAGCCTGTAGCATTTGGAAACTTTCTTAAAGCGTATTGATCTCCTGATCCAGAAGCAGATAGGCTTCCAGTCCAAATTTGTAAGGTACAAGTGTAATAAAAGCTAGAGCTAGCGTAAGCACCATCGATAACAGAGTAAGCTATTGGACTTTGAGCCAAATTAAACTGTGATGGTGTTTGATTTATGGTAATCGGCATTGTTTCGAATTATATACTATTATAACAACAAAATGCAATATCGTACCAACACAAAAAAGGAGCTCTTTTGGAACTCCTAATTTGAACGTAGATGTTTAATCAACCGTTATGAGAAAGTATGGCCATAGAGCTTCAATTAGTCTCTAAGTTGCTCTAGCGCTACCATGTCCTGTGTAAACACTTCTGCTATTGCTTCTTCTAACATATAAAGCAAGTCGTTTTGTGCTTGCTCTATTGCATCTGTCATAAATGGAAAAGGCTTTATACCTTTTTTGCCTATGGCTCTGGCTATTAAGAATGCTTGTGATTGGTAGGATATAAATCTACCTTTCTTGTCTCTGAATCTTGGTATTGGTTTTACTTTGATCCAATTTATTAGTTTACTTGGTGGTGGCATTTTAGCGCCTTTCCTTCTGCCTGATTCTACATAGTCTCCATAATCAATGTAGTAAAAATCTATATCTGCTCCTATATCTGAAGTTTGGTCTGGTACTATTTCGTAAGTAATAGAGTTTGATAAGGTTCTTGTAGCGTCCTTTTTACCTCTTAATAGATTAGACTTTGCTTGAGCTACTACCATAATAGCCCATTTGTTTAAAGCATTGTAGATTTCTGGAGCAATCATTAGTCACATCCATTTATACCACCATTAGCTTGAGCATCGGTAATGTTATAAAATAAACAGTTACTTGGATTGAATGGTACTTCGATTGACATAGCGCAAGAGAATCCAGCTAAAACGTTGTCAAATCTTTCTTGGAATGGAGTCATTATTACGTCTGTACTAATATTGAACTCGTAAGGTTGTGCATTATTCTTCATATACACTACAATATCAGACAAGGTCAACATTGAAGTATTCCAAACGTCTAAAATATTGCTAGGAGTTTTATAGTCTTTTACAAGAGAGTTAAATTCACCACTAGAATTCTCTAATACTTCTTGTACTCTGTCCATTACAAGTAAGTTTACATTGTAAATCATTTGAGAGTATCCAGAAATTGTTGTGTTGTTAATAACCATGTAAGCCAATGGAAATAACGTTTGCTTCGCTGTATCCACATCCATGATATCGTCTGACACGTTAAATGTTTTGATATTGGGATGTGATAAGCATACATTGTTAAAGAATTGGGTAAAACTATATAAAGTTTGCATGTCTTAGAATCTTTTATTTTTTAAAACTGGGTTACCACCTTTAAACACAAATGTTTTAGCAGAGTCAGTCTTTTTCTTTTCTACGTATTTTGCCAATTTTTCTATGTTCTTGGCCTTTGGCGAATATCCAAGATATATCTTTTTTTCACTCATATTATAAAACCCAACCGTTAGTGTAAGCTTGACCTTTGTCAGGGTAAACGTTATCTAATTTACCATTAGATTGATTGTACTCTGGATAGATTTGGTTATTAGCTATTAAGTAAGTTACCAATCTTTCCATATAGAATTGAGCAGTTTGTAATTCTTTTTGCAATAAGAAGTCGATATCGTTCTTGCTTGGACTTACAGCTTGCTCACTTGTATTTTTGTAAATTGATCCATTCGCTATTGTGTAACTCAAGAAAGGCAATGCTTCGCATACTGAGTAGTGAACTAATGTATCTACAATGTAAAGATCAATAAGTTCTTTGTAAACTCCTGTAATTGTTTTTGCTTCTACATCGTCTTGTAACTTTTTGTACAATACAGTACCTAATGCAGTTAAGATATTTTTATCTTGTGCAGTTTTTACAAAAGGAATGATCTTTTCTGGATCTATGTTACCACCAACGTAAGAACGTTTAATGATGTCATTTCTTGATATAAAGAGGACGTTTCTACTCATCTTATTTGCTTATTTCGTAATTGTGTTCTAATTGCCAGCTATTCCAATCTTGTTTAGAGAAT